GATCGATGAAATCAGGAGCAAGCAATAAATATACTGTTATGTCATTGAACAAATAAAAAAAATGGATATTCAAAGCATATCAGAGAATGACTGTATTTTGTTCATGTGGTGGGTTGGTTCACAGCCTGAAGAGGCAATTGATTTAGTAAAAACATGGGGCTTTAAGCTTAAAACAATGACAGGTTTTAATTGGGTTAAATTAACCAAGTTAGGGAAACTATTTTTTGGAATGGGATTTTGGACAAGAGCAGGATCAGAATGTTGTTTAATTGCTACAAAAGGAAAAATAAAACCCATTAATCGAGGTATCAGATCTGTTATCAAGGCAAAAGCGGAGGATCATAGTAAAAAACCTGATGTATTCGCTGAAGAAATAATAAAGTTATGCGGAGATCTACCACGTGTAGAGTTGTTTGCAAGGGATAACAAGAGTGGGTGGGATTCGTTTGGGAATGAAATAGGTAACACAATATCAATTCCTAATAAATTAACAATTTGGGATTAATTACAATAAATAAAAATATTAATTTAAAACTCCTGTTTTTTATGATTCCAAATAATATGTTATGGTTTTTAATTTCAACTACTTATCTAAAAGCTGCTATAAAAAATGCATTTTATCTGAAAATAATTCAGTTTTTACTTGCAGGTTCGGAATATTCTCCCGATATTTGTACAAGAAACAATGAGAGATATTTCTCAGATACATTTTAAAAACACAGAGGCATGAAAAATTTAGACACATTACAATTAGAAAATCAGACTAGAGAATTTGCAACGTTAACACACAATGCAACTGGTTTAAAACAAGACAACAAACTTTTTTTTGTGCAGATTGATAACACACATGCTGTTGACAATCTTGGGGCAATTTTTCAAATCTTTGATGGTACTATAGAAGATTTAGAGGAAATGCAAGACGAGGATTTTAATATATTGTTAGCCTACGTTTCGGAAGATGGAACTGTATATAATTATGCTGAAGATTCGGCAGACTTTGAAGATGATAGCGAGGAATTAGAAATTTTCAGTAATTGCCAACAACAAGCGGAACTAAATTATGACAATCAATGAAAATAATAATTGAAAAAATAAAGAAGCTTTACAAAACTAAAGCTTCTTTTTGTGAAGAAGAAGGCTACAAATACAAAGATTTTGCCAGTAAATTGCGAACTGTTCAAAATCGTATTAATTGGCTTAATCGGTTCTTAAAACCGCTAAAATTGAAAATTATTATAGTTGATGAAAGTTAACCAAAACACTGTTATAGCTTTTATTATTAATCATTTAATCAAAATACAATTATGAAATTTAGATATATTTTAAAGAACAAAAATACAGGTGAAGCATATAAAAAAATTTACACTCTAAACCAAATACAAAAAAAAGGGCTATCCGCTTTATTTGATTTGGAAAATTACGAAATAATATCAGTGGATTTATTTGTCGGCTTAAAAGACAAAAATGGTATAGATATATTTCAAAAAGATATAGTTTCGCATCGAAATTGGTCTAATCGAGTAGTAGAGTATCAAAATAAATATTGTCGTTTTATTTTGATAGATTCCCAAAAAAGAGAAATGAAAATTAACGACTTTGAAAAAGAATTTATTGAAGTTATAGGCAATGCTGTTGAAAATAAAGAGCTTTTGAAAAATTAGCTATAACACTTAGATTAAAACTGGCCGCTTCCTGCGGCTTGTTTTTAATCGGGTGTTATAAGCCCGTTTTAACTTTCTCAATCCTACTATTAGAAATATCAATACTTGTACCCGGCCAACTGCCCCCCACTGCGGTAAACGCGATCCCTAACTTGGAATTTAAATCTGTTACAAACGATTGTAAAGCGGTATTAAGAGCTAAATATTTAATTAAATTATCGCCTGATCCGGATATTTCCATAGTGCCATCATTTTTCAGATAAAGATCAAAAACTTCATTTCCATTTTCATCTGTTGCATAAATTCTGGTTTCACCTTCATTTGTTTTTTCTGAGCTGTATAAAAGCCCCAAAGCCACGCCCTCGCCTTTTATGGCCGTATCTGCATGAATAACATTTGAACCTTTCACGGGCTTACTATCAATGCCAGATGGCGCAATTTGATCGGCTGTTATTACATCCTCCTTACCATTTCGGAGCAACTTAAAAAATTTATCTGTTGCGGCTTGCAATTTTGTTATTGTTATCATAATCTTATACTTTAATTAATACAAACACAAAAAGCCCAAAAATTATGGGCTGAATGAAAAAATATATTTTGTGTGGAAAAAATAATATAACTACATGATAATTAATTTTATAATAAATAAAATATGAATACAAAGATAAAAAAAATAAAAATAATTTCAAAATAGTTATGAAAAAGTTTTTTTATTCAAAATATTGTTATATCTTTGTACTATACAAATAAGGAAATATTAACTTTTTAAAAATAGAAATTATGACAAATACAGCTATAACAAAAACAATAAAAAAAGTAGAAGAAAATTTAAAAGAATATTCATTAGGTTTTAGCAGATTAGTAGCTCTTCCTAAAAGGGTAAGAAGTAATTTTAATACATCATTTTTATTAAATATAAATACAGATACTACTAAATGTAATGAGTACCAAAAAAAATTCTTAGAAAATTTAACTGAAACGGAATATATAAACTGGTTAAAAAATGCTTAGAGAAAAAATAAAACCAGAAACCCCTCAATCATTAATTTAGCTGAGGGGTTTCTTAAACCTTCCTTTCATCAAAATTAAGCGTATCAAAAATATTAAAAACTGGTACTTTGCCGCTGTAAACATCTTTTAATACACAAGTTAAGGTGTAAATTTCACCTGTCTTTGTGCCTTTAATCGAAGTAGACTCAACAAAAAACTCAGTAAGTTCATTGATCCCCAATTCAGGCAAACGAACAGAGATTAAATTATTTGGCTTAATATCCTTTCTTGTGTTAATAGTTAATTTGATGGTGCTCAATTGTGCTGCCAGTTCATTGATCGCCGCCTTTTCAACATCAAAAATATTACCTGAATTAATTAATTTTGTTTTTGGACGATAAACAGGGCAATATACATTATTAATAACCGCCTCCCCTGCATCTGGATTGTTGCGCGAAGCCTGGCGGATCACCTTGATCGGATTAAATAATGCCTGTCCATTGATTGAGAGCCCGGCGGAAATAATATTTTCCATTGGGATTGGATTTAATTTATTTAAATCAATCCTTGTGAAAATTAAATTTCCCTTCTCGTTATGAGATAATAATATATTTCTTTGTGAACATAATTGATTAATGTAGCTTTTTACTGTCTGAGTGGCACTCGCCGCGCTCTTATCTATCTTTGTGTTGAAATCTTTTGTTATGCTTGTAGCAGCGATATATGAAAGGCTGAACGGCGATAAGAGGCGATCAATAATTTCTTTCAACCTTAAATTATCCGTTTGCAAAGGATAGTTATTTATATTTGCATCCTCCAAAACACCCGGTAAACTATAGCCCGAAACGCTAACGAGTTCCGGTTTTCTGCTTTGTGGATAGTCGGATCTTATTATTGTACCTGTAATTAACAGATTATTATCATTATCAAACACCTCTGCATTTGCATAGCTTGATAGTGAAGGTAGAAAATTTCTTAAGCCTCTTACATTAAAAGAGCTTGCAATTGAATTGAAGTTCAAATTTATTTCATAATCAGAAAAAAATTTAAATTCTTTGTCATTGATTATTAGTTTCATACCACAAAGTTACGAAAAAAAATAAAAATAGTTGTGAAAAAGTTTTTTTATTCCAAATAACTGTTATATATTTGTAGAGAATTAAGAAACAATATTTATTTATTTAAAAACACAGGAAATTATGAGAAATGCAATAACTTTTTGAAATCGGAAACACAAAGAGTAATATTATAACTACAAATAAAAGCTCAGAAAAGCATTTGAACGGTGTGCATAATGCGAATGTAGTTTATTGTTCTCATAATTATGTAAGTATTGGAGACATAGTAACAATGCATGTAGCCAAAAGAGGCAACAAAGCATCCGATACTTTCTTTTCGGCTATAAGAAACTTAGAAAATGCTTTCAAAGTAAAGGCTGATTTTATAGGGCGTGAATATATAGCTGTAATTTTAGGAGTTAAATTAAGAGTTGTAAAATAACACCTTATATATATAGTTGCCCCGCTCTGAGACAAAAGCGGGGTTTTGTAGGTAAAAGGAATTAATTTTAATATAAAACACAAAAAAGATGAAAAAAATAGAATTAACAGCAAATTTAAGACTTTCTAAAAAAGCAAAACAAATAATTCAGGACGCAATTAACACTCATGAAAAATATAAAAAAGCTTATTTTTGGCATAGCCCCTCAAATGCAAGCGGACGCCGGGCAATGGAGGATCGTTTCGAGGGAAAAGACTTTGTTTTGCACACTGCAAATGGTAAAATTGAGGTTGAATTTAATTTTTCAGTATCTTGTAAAAATGTTTATTATTCAATGTCTGTTTATCTGAACGGAGAAAAGAAAAATATAAAACTTTTGAAAAAGATTCTTAATAAATAAATAATATTTCTGTGTTAACTAACGCAAAAAACCGGATTAAGAGTGGATCTTTTTTCGGTTTTTTATAAAAAATAATGATATGTTTAAATTGATTTTAATAACAATAGCTTTTATAGTTGCTTTAATATTTCATTATATACTCAATTATCCTGCAATTATATTGTTAACTATTCCTGTTAGTGCTATTATAGGAATAATTATAGCAGATTTAATAAATAAGATTTTAAAATATAAATAATGATTGAATTTTATCAAACACCAACAAATAATTTAAATGATTATCTTAAATTTTTTGTAAAAAACAAATCAGATCTTGAATTATTAAAAGCCGTTTATGACAAAATAGGGGTTGAATATCATTGCATAAAAGAGGATAATTATACATATATTAGAAAACTATATTCAGGTGAAAAACAAGGTTACTATATATATTTAGGAAAATTACACAAAATTAAAAATAGTTATGATCTGGGTAGATTTATTAAGTTTGATCATAATGGTAGTTTAGTCTCATTCTAAACATAATACCTAACACTATCACCTTTTTTCAAAACTAAATATCTGTCCAAACTAAAATTATTCCAGTTCAATAGCTGTTGTAAATTGTCATCACCAGATCCAATTAACTCATTTGCCACAACAATTATATTTGAATCTTTTTCCAGAACTTTGATCCGCTCCTGTTTTGCATCAAATGCAATTTTAAAAAGTTCTGATTTTGTGGCATTAACTATAAGATCTAATTTGATAGCCTGATCAGCTGTTTGTATGTACCCGGTTTCATCAAATTTCGCAATTAAAAAATTGTAAGTGTCAGAAATTAAATCAATAGAATTCAAAACCTCGCTTACATTTTCATAATCAGCCGTTATGGCATTAACACAACTTTCTGAAACAATTGTACTGCCTTGGCTGTCATAAAGTATATTTTCTACAATCTCAAATACATCAACGATATTATTATATAATTGCTGCAATTTGAATTCAATTTTTTGCTCAATCTGAAAAGGAAAATTGATTAAATTTTGAATTGCTGTTATATAAGCATCCGGAGCGCTTAATATGTTTAGCGCCGCCGCCGTGGCTTCACGTGTGAAGTTTTGCAGATCTTCCAAATCTTCGCCAAGTACTTTGTAATTACTTGATATTTTTAGCGCTGATAAATTAGCAGGCTGTATGTCGTTTGTGTCCGGATCAAAAAGATTATTATAATTATTTTCAATAATCAAATCCGTTTCAGCCTTTAAATTTTCAATTATTTTTGGTGCTGAAGTCTCAGAGCTTGGAGCAGCTAAATTAATAGTTTCCCACACAACCCCCGTAATTTGTGTTACATTGTGCCCCTTATTATCAAATTTCAATGCAAGCGGTTGAACTGTCAGATCATCATAATAAGGGTGTTTAATTGTCCACGGGTTTTTATTTTCGCTCGAAATTTCAAAGGCTCTTGAAACTTCCAGATGATCATCGCCTTGAAACACAAAATAAATAGGATATTGATTGCTTGAGCTTTCACCCCGTGCAACATACGTACCTTGTAATCCTATGAAATCAAAGCCCTCAGAATTATAATTTTTCTCCTTTTCGGCATCCTTCCAAAGTGGTTTATATTTCTTGCCATCGCCTGTTGTGATTTCAAGCTCTATATCTTTTAATTTTGTTAACCAGTTCATTTGCGCTTTTTATTTTCCATATCTTTTATTTCACGATCTTTTTTCCTATTGTGTTGAATTAATGCAACCAACGCCCCTAATATAATAGAGGTTATAATCATGTACAAAGTAAGCATTTTCTTAGTCTCCTTTCTTTGTTATTATTGTATGTATTTCTGTAACTTTCTTATCTAATGTATGAAATCTATCTATTAGAGAGTCTTTTAAAACCTCTCTTTTAGTTTCATTTTCATTTTTAAAATCTTGAATAGTCTTTTGATCAACCTCTCGCAAAGTTTCTAATTTTGTTACCTTAGTTTGTAATTCTGCAATCTTATACTTTGCAACAGCCCAAGAGCTTATGAAAGCAATTGAAGAAAATAATAAACTCATCGGTAATTGGCTCAAAAATTCCATATTATCTAAACCCTCTCTTTATTCTTTTTTTTGCAAAGTTAGTAAAAATTTCCGGCATTTGTTTGAACGCCTTTTCACTGGCAGGCGCTAAAAACTGAGCCTGTTTAATATCAATATTTTGATCCAATAAATATAACATTTCCCACCGGCCGCCCTTGTGAATGGCCATTATAGCTTTTTTTGTTTTTAAAATTGTTATTCGTTTGTTTTTACTGATAATGCCTTTTTTACTGAACTTTCCGCCTTTGCTTCGCGCTTTTATATTCTTTAAATAAAACTTCTTAGAAACTTTGCGCCGCTCAGATTTAGCAACCCTAACGCCCTTTTGTGGGATTTTTTCACGGTTGGCAAGGCTGCCGCCAAATTCCTGTAATTCTAAGCGGTTACCGGCCTTTGATTTATCCTTTATTACACCAACCTCGCTGTACATTTCTTTTAGTGAAAATGTATTTTTTGATCTGTTTGCGGCTGTATGGCTTGTGATAAATCGTTTTTGCCTTATAGTAAATTTGCTTTCAAATACGGGCTTTATTGTTTCTTTTTTTGTTACAAATGCAACTTCATTTAATGACTTCCTAACCGTTACAGGCATAGCAGATCGGTGCAACTGTTCTAACTTATTAGTTAGTTTTACAATATCATTATTATTAATATTAAATTCTGGCATTAAATATTAATCTAATGAATAAACAGCATTGATATAGAAACTTACATCACTACCAAGATCGCCTTGTCGATATAGTAACAGATCGCCATCTGGCTGTACTTGGAAATTTCTTTGTTGTTGATTGTCAGTGTCTACATCATTGAAGCCTGCAATTAATTGATTTTGCAAAGGCCTGTAGTCAGCAGGCAAATTGCACACCGCCGCTGTACTTACACCCGCCGCCGTAGTTTTAAATTGCCCCTCAAGCATAACCAATTTATCTGATATTTTTCTATACCTCAAATTGTTAGTTGTGGCAATTAGTGCCCCATTTTCCCAATTACTACCAAAAGTTACATTTATCCATGTATCGCCAAGGCCAACAACCGTTTCAATTTTTGCGATTAAAGCGTCAATCAATTGATGGCCATTTGTCTCATTTTCCGGTAATGTATTTTCAGTAATTCCCGCAAGGCTTACAAGTTTTTGAAAGAACTCTATAATATCACCGTTAATGGCTTCATTCCAAAGTGTTAAATCATCAACCACACGTCCTTTTAAAAAATCTGAATCCGGCGCTTGTATTCCTGTTTGATCTGCTAATACTCTCATATTGTGCTGTATAAATACTCAATTATTAAATCTTTGTTTTCTATCCAATCTGGATATTCCGGCAAACTTTCTAATGCTTCCTTTTCATTTTCTAAGAATTCAGAAATATAAGCCGTGTATTTTCTATTTTTTTCATCGTAGATATAAGGTAATTTTCTACGCTCTATATTTTCAGAAAAATATGTTAAGGGGTTTGGACTACCGTTTAATTGCCTCTCTGTCAATGAGTGGACAGCTGTAATTCTTATATTTTGTTCGGGATATAACCATTCCAATTCCTTCACCCTTTCTGCAATGTCCACGGCGTGTTTTTCTTCCGGTGTCATTTCAACAACTTCATTTGTGATTGTTTGGTCCACCTTAATCAACTTTCCCGCTTTTTGATATTTTGTAAGAACAGGCTTAACATAAATAAAATAATTATTTTCGTTAAGCTGCTCGATTGAAGGGCAGTATATTGTGTTACCGCTTTCAGTTTTTATTTTCTTTTGCGCATTTGGTGCGGCTATAATGTTATTTTCGTCAATATATTTATAGTACATAGTTTTATGTTTTTTAAGCCGCCAAAGTTGCACGCTCTGAGGCTGTTAATTCTCTTCCATATATCCTTAATTCGTCTAAGTCGCATTGTATGTGCCAGTCACTAGAAATATTATAATCATCGCCAACCCGTGAACCGCCAGTAACAACCGGGGGCGTTGGTGAACTTACTCCAGTGTATTGACTTATAGTTTTTAGACTATCATCAATCCATAAGCCCGCGTTTGATATATCTATATGAGTGAAATCAGGAAATTGAATATTATAATTGTGCCAGTTTGCAGCGTCAAGCGTACCGGTGTACTCAAATGCGTTGTATTGAAATCCCACGCCAGTAAAATACCCTGCAATAAGCTTTGTTGTAGATAGTACCACCCAACCCCACGTATATGATACTGAATTTTGTCCAATTGCAATAAGGGTCTGAGAACTTGCACCATAACCCATTTTAGCCCAAAAATTTAAGGTTTTTACGTCGGAAACGGCAAAATTATTAAGTATATCAAACTGTGAAGTTGTACCGTTAAGTCTTAGCGCCTTGTTTGCATTCCCGTTTCTGTCGTTAATATATGTTAAGTCAATAGGGTTGCTCCCGTTAAAATTTCCGCTTTCATCTAAGATATTACCGTCAAACTTATAGTATGCCTTATAGTCAGAAAGTGCATCTTTTGGTTTTCGTAAAAAATTATAATAATTCCTGATCATATTAGGGCGTATAAGTTTCGTTGAAAATTATAATTAATTCACTACCGCTTGTTATGTCGATAGGTAGAAATGTAATTATGTTTAATGTTCCTGCCGTGTTATCAATCTCAACAAAATTATCGCTCTCTTTGAACTCACTACCAAAAGTTAAAGAATTGCCATTCAAATCTATGACCCTGACGATAGGTTTCCCCCGTTCCAGATTTGCGGGTGTAATACTTGTTACATTGCCTGATAATGTCCATTTTGCAAAATCTATTTTAAAATCAAGATCAATATCTCCGTTTAAACCTGTCTGAGAATCATCATTAACACCTTTAAGATCGTCAATATCAATATATAGGTCTTTTAATTCGTTCCCTGCTTTCAAACTTCCCGCCGGAATTCTATTTTGCTGACCCAATAGATCAACCTTTGAAATCTTATCAGTCAAGTCATTTATTCTTATGCCTTCGTCCATTATTTTTTAAGTTTCAGAATTTAATAATAAAAATCCAGATCCGGAATTCAATCTAAATGCCCCGCCGGAATTTAGCAATAATGCGCGTTCTCCCTCTGGTATATAATCAGTTAACAAGAACGCCCCCACCGTTTGAGCCGGTTTTAATTTCAATAACATTTCCCTAAATTCTGATTTTCTGTTTTCAGGAATTACCGCCCGTGTTCCGAACACCTCACCACCTACAAAAAAAGTAGCTCTCAAATTAATTTCAGCACCAATATTGAAATTTGCATCTTTAGCCTCCTCAACATAATTAGCTAATACCGTGAATCCTCCCGTTATTCCAGATTGACCAAGTAAAGTTTGTCCTAAAAGGAAAGTGTTTAATATCGATGTACGCGGATCAATTGTTTCATAACCGCCCGATCCGTCTGGAAATCTATTTTCATGAATATATACATCAAAACCAACCTTTTGCAATTCACCTTCAATATACTTGTAATGTTGTCGGGCTTTGACTGTGCCCGGGAATTGCATTTTTCGTAATATAATTGTTTTCCTTGTCGCCAGATCTAAATAAGGCTGATTATATAAGCCCAAAGCCCGCTCCCATTGCGTTGCGTCCTCTTCAGAAAAATTGTCATTATCCGGGATCAAGCTGTCTCTAATATCAATAATTTCACTGTATGCCCTACTTTCACTATATGCAAGAGCTTCATGAAATTGATTAAAAATAGAACTTAATTTCATTACCCATGCCCGCGCCCTTGGGTATAATTCTTTTGTTACTTTTCTGAATGTTTCAGCAAATACCGGAATTTCTGTTGTTACAGAAAAATCATATAGTAATATTTTATTATCTGAATTTATCACATAGAGTGTTGAATTGTTGAAGGATACGGAATTAGGAAAAAACAACTCCGATCCTTCATACTCACTATTCAGACTAAGAAAATGTAATTTATTGTTTTGATTATCAACAGCAACAACAATACCCTCAACAGCCTTCAAACTTGTTGCAGCTGTATTTGTTTGAATAACTAAGTTATATGATGAATCATAATAACCGATCCCATCATGATCAGCAACTAATATTTTATTTTCAAACACCTCAACGCCAGTAGGGAAATTAAGGCCGCTTATTTCACCAACCGCCGCGCCTGCCGTTGTAAGTTCTTTTACTTTATTATTTTGATTATCAGCAACAAAAAGATTAGTATTATAAGTAATGCCTAAAGGATAGTTAAAACCCGTTATTTCAGCGACAAAAGTACCATCAAAAGCATGTTTTTTTATCCTATTGTTACCTGAATCAGTTATATAAAGGTGTGATCCATCGCTGCAAATGTCATGAGGGAAAAAGAAACTATCATTTAGTGATCCTCCAAATCCAAATTCTAATACAAAATTAAGGCTAAGATCAAATTTTAAAATCCTATGGTTTTGATTATCTACAATAAATAAATGACTATCAACAATAACGCTACCAACAGGATTATTAAAACCATATCCAAACGACTCTATATATTCAATATTTACTTTTGTATCTGTTGCCATTATATTGCTGTTACTGAAGTTAGATCAGGTATATAACCATCTATAAATTCGTATAAAGATATTTTTGTACTATTTACCTGTACTTCTAATGATGAAAATGTTGCCGCCGTTCCCAAAACTTCTTTTACAATTTCGTATATATCACTTTCAAACAATTTTCCCTGATTTTGCAAACTTGGATTATCAGCCCCCGCCACGTATGGCCTAATGTCGTATAGAAATGCAGTTATTGAATTTGTGATCGCACTCAGAAAGCTTGTATCAGATAAGTTTGTGATTATCACATCAACAGGAACTAAATTGATTGGTAGTACATGTATTTGAAACGTACCCATAGGGCGCCGCCCACGCTCATTGTCCGGCTTTGTTGCATCCGGATCGTATTCAATTACCTCCTCAACATCATCTAAAATGCCCGTGCTTGGTGTGCCTTTGCCATCTATACTATCAGCCGCTGTGGCTTCGACATATAAATTAATTTCAGCCGCATATCCATTCTTAACATAGGGGTAAGACTTGCGAACCCCGGCTGCATCACTTGCCCATAGCCTGTAATCTGTCCTTGCACCCCCCTGAGGCTCTTGTTGATAGCTATCTATTACCTTTTGTCTATAATCCTCATAACTTTCTGCATCCGTGGGTGTTGTTACAATTTCCGTAACTTCCTGAAAACTATCTACATTTGCAATAGGTGCAGTTAGTTGCAGACCATCACCAACAACCAAAGCCGCTTGACTTCCAAGATCCAAAGCCCTTATTTGTATTTCGCCCGTTGTGGCTGTAAATGTAAAGGCTGAATCTAAAATAAAAAGTTTGTCCGGCGATGTGGAGGCGTCCAGACTTTTGAAAGTTGTACCCGCCGTAATTACTGCCCCAATTTGCCCCGAACAACTAACCTTATATTCTCCCGCCGTTGCAGGGTTAGGATCACGCCCTAACCTTACACGCCCATAACGTTCTAATGTACCGCCCAAGCTTTCCGGATCAGCCGTATCAACAAAAACATTTTTCTTTATGAATTCAGCTGACAGATAAATTAATTTCAATTTACCGGCCTGTACAAATGAAAAGGCATTAATAACAGCCTTACCGATCAAACTTGTAATATTAAGTTGATTCTTAATATCTGTTTGAATACTTACATATAATTCCGCAAAAGTAGGTACAGCCATTTTAATTTTCTATTATAGTTTCTTGCTTTGTTCCATCCCAAATAAATACAATCTTATCCTCCTTACTGTCAGGCTCTTGTATTTTTATTTCTAATTTCAATCTATTTACATCTGTTAAACTTGCCTCAACTTCAATATTAGCATATTTTTTCAAATATTCCAAATCTGCCAAGGCTGCATTTTCAAGCTCAACAAGTCCGGCGGAATTCAAAGAAACGGTTTTTAATTTTTCCTCAAATGTGGAAATGAATTTATTTTCACTATCATTAATTAAGTCATTTGCCCACCATTCTTTTTCACTCTCAACGCCTCCAAGTAGAGCCAAATAAGGCTGATTTGTCAAACCTGAAATTGTGGCCAAATCATCATTAATTAATAGCAGATCGCCACCGTCTTTACTTTCATATATTGTAAGATCTACTATTCCCATGCCCCTAACGTTTGTGTAAGATTTACATTAACATTATCAGGCCTTTGAGTGATCCCCGCCATGCCTGATTTATCGTTTATTTCAATTCCTAATAATTGATTATTATTTTCAATTCGCTCAGTTCTTACGCGCTCAACAGTTGCGGCAGGATTTACGGGCGTTGTTACCCCCTCGTTTGTGGTTGTTACTTCGCCAGTTATGTTCGTAAAATCATTAATTTTATTTAGTGTTTTTGCCGCCGCTGCTCCTACTTTACCTGGAATTTTTGAAACTAAAGTTAAAACCGCTTTTAAAGGGAAAAGTAAGAAATCTATTATTGATTGCCCTATGGATTTGAAAAAATCTACAAAAGAGAAATTTTTAAACCAACTAACCAATTTACCCCAGGTTTCGGAGATCCACCCGGTAAACTTGCCCCAAATTTTAGCAAACCATTTTGTTATTTTGCCCCAATTCATTATAATAGCAATTACAGCCGCAATAACTGCAATAATTAATAATATAGGCCACAAAGTTGCATTAACTGCAAAGGCTAATATATTTTGCACAACCGCTGCTGCCGCCACAACTGTTTTATAGACTCCCAATGCAATTGTAAAGGCTTTTATTGCAATTAATATCTTACCTACCCAAACTGCAACATTTGCAATAGTCTTTATCAATTCTTTATTTTGCGTAATCCAATGTTTAGCACCGCGTGCAATTGCTGTTATGCTTTTTATTGCCTGATCAATTTCTGTTTTGAAAGTTTCACCAATCGCAATTGCCACACTTTCAAAAGCTGACTGCATACTCTTAATTACACCAAATAAGCCTTGTTGCATGAATTCCGACATTTGCTTGCTCGTTCCTTCAGCATCCATAAGGCTTTTTGTGTATTCATCGATCGCCTCCGCCCCTGCATTTACGGTAATTGTTGATCCTGCAATTGCTTGTTTTCCAAAAATTGTTGCAAAGGCTGCATTTCTTTGTATAGAAGTCCATTTGTTTGTATTCTTGATAATTTCACCAACAATTTTACTCATAGACTTCATTTTGCCCGTGCCATCATCAATATTGACACCCATTTTATTAAGTGTCTTTGTGATTGCCGCAGTTGGAGCTTGTAAGCGGATCATCATATTTTTTATAGCTGTGCCTGCCTTAGTGCCTTTTATCCCAGAATTAGCCATTATCCCGGCTATGGCTGCAAAATCTTCTATTTCACCACCTGCATTTTTGAAAACTGGTGCAGCATCTTGAATTGTCTCAAAAAGTTGCTCCATAGTTACATTTGATGTAGTTGTAACTTTGGCCAATACATCAGAAACACGAACTAAATTTTTTTGTTGTTGCTCTGCATTTTTCGTGGCAAGGCCAAACGCTCCCAGTGTATCGGTGGCAATATCGGTGGCAGTTGCAAGATCCGTTTCGCTTGCCGTTGCCAGATTTACAACACCGGGCAAGGCTGCGATCGCCTGTTCAGCATTAAAGCCCGCCATAGCTAAAAAGTTCAAACCTTGTGCCGCTTCGCCTGCTGAAAATTGCGTTTCCGCTCCTGTTTTCCGTGCTTGAGCTCTTAAGGCTTTCATTGTTTCAATCCCCTTGTTGCCTTTCATCTCAAATACCCGAAACTTAGCCCCAGCACTTACTATTGACTTCTCAAAATTTACAACGGCATCAGCCCCGGCGCTTATTCCAACACCTAAAACCAAACCGGCGGCAATGGCTTTAAGATTGCCAAGGCCGCCGGTTAAATTATTAATTCCTTTTCCAAGTTTGCGGCCTGCCCTCTGAACCTTTGCAAATTGTGTAACAGCTGTATTAGCAAATTTCTTTGTACCTTTTGCCATTCTACGAACAGCAGGCGTAAATTTATCAACCGCTGTAAATTTTGTCGCTAATGTAAGAGCTGTAGCCATTTACTTAGAATTTTTTTCTATTTCCTGTTGATATTTGATCGCGTCATCATTCCAAAAAAACAAACCGTTATGATCCTCACTATCAACATAAAAATTATTAATTTCGTTTATACTGCAATGATATAGCCTTTTAACATTTATTATAGCAGTTTCAAGGCTATAATCTACAAAAAATACATTGCAATTGCTTGACATACTGTGTAATCCTCAGTATATAAACCTGAAATTATACCAGTATTTTGATCAGTAATTGCAGCTATATAGGCTAAGATCCGCCCGTCTGCATCGTCTGATTTAAAAGGTTTTAACTTTATATTCAATTCACGAACCTTTATGCGTGGCTTGAATTTTAGTTCTTTCAATGACTCATGATCGACAATCTTTAATGTCATTACCTTATCATTGTCAATTGACAGATCGCCATTTGCAATCGCATCAACAATAATCTCCTCAAAAGAATCATTTTGTTTCCTTTTGCTTTCTTTAATTCGTTTAAAAGAAAGCCACCCATCAAACTCAGATTGAGCGGCTTTAAAATCTACTTTGGCCATGTAGTTTGTCTTTAATTAATTAATACTATGATAATTTCTTAACTTCACCTTCAAAGGCAAGTTTTATGGATTCAATTAGCCCCGTGTTTGTGTTTCCGATTATATCTCCAACCACCGTGCCTTTTGCACCGTATGAAACACCATTTATAATGCTAATTGTCCAATTTGCTAATATTAAAGATTCAGCTAATTTATTTAGCTTTTCATCCTCCTCCTGATCAGTCATATCCCAAGCAATCGGCGGACTTTGAAAAAATCCCTGCATAATATTTTTGACTAATATTAATTGCCTGTTACCTGTAATATTGTTATCATCATCAACATTTCTTACACCGCCTTTACTTAGTGTCGCATCCTCCGCACTTTTACAAAAAAGTGTTCCAGACCCTAAAGTAGCGTGGTTGTAAGTAATTTCTATTATATCACCTCCTGAAAATGGCATAATTGTCTATTTTTAAAATGAGTAAGTGAAATCAAACTCTGCATCAGTACTAACGACATTTGCAGTTGATGTTATTTTGTATTTGAAATTTATATCCATCCGCGCCGGGTTACTTTCATTAATTCCGGTATCAGTATTGGATTTAGAGAAATCAGCATCATTAATTAATGCACGTGCTTGTAAGTCATCTACGTAGCTAAATGCTAACTGTTTAGCCTGTTTTGGTGCAATGGTATTACCTACCCTTACCGGGCTATCATCGCCAACAATAGTTTTATCTTGAATGTCGCGCTCCATTATAATTCGCCACCCAAATTCAATATTCCAGTTCAAATTCAAATCTCTGCAATATCTGTATTTTGGATTTACTTCGCCGTCCGGATGATATGTAGTTGCAAAATCTTCAATCTGAAAAACACCCGCTTTGAGGGTTACAGTTGAGGATCCGCCTTTTAACATATCATTACGATCTGCATAATTTGCAAAGTCGCCTATGTCCCCATCTGAAGGAATTGGCATATCATAATAAGACTTGCCACCGTTACCCAAATGAGGATCTTCATTCACGACACTTGCAAAACTAACCGCCATATTTGCCGCCGCTTCCCAGGTTGTGCCCTTGGAATTTGGAGCCGGGCAGAGTACATTAGTTACTTGTGATTTCCTTGCTGTTAAATCTGTAACAGCTAAAACACCTGACTTTGTTTTGCCAGTCCATCCAAATAAGGCCATCAATGGTTTGAATATTTCAGGACTATAGCGCCCCGTTGGGCTGTCCGGATCGGGTACTCCATTAAATGCCTCAAGTTCATCAAATTCTGTTGAACCATAAGGATTAATTAAAAGTGTATTCCATTCAGTTTGAAACAGTGCTAAACTTGCTGTAATATCAGCCGCGCCACTTCCATCTGTTTTAGACACTTCACTATATACAATCCCCGCGTCTTTTCCGTTTGTTTCAAATGATATATTAACTTCAACACTTGTAATGCCTTTCCACTTTGTTGTAAAGTCAATATCATTAGTACTTTCGACCGCTGAAACGGGAGAACCCAAAACATTGTTTACAGTATCTATAATAGTAGCCCGAACCGCTGCTGCATCTTCACCTTTTGTAACAGTATAACTATACTTTCCTCCGTCAATTTGCTCACGTCCTGAAATTACAATTGTATGTACTGCCGTTTCTGTCACGTTTGTTGCAACCGCAATACCTGATTTTATAACTGTTGCAGCCGCCCCCGCCGCTTCAAGTTGCGGATAAATAACCGTTTCAATTCCGCCTAAAAGATCGGCATTTATTGGCCTCAATATCCTTGCAATTTGATGAAGTGGTGATCCATATCCGTATTTATCACCAACAGCCTTTGCATTAGTAAACTTAAAGGCTGTAATATCAATTGTGGATTGATTGGCCGTGTTAGCCTCTCCAAAGACGGCAATCCTTTGCGGCAAATTAGGACTTTGATTTACAAAGCTAACCGCCTTAAGCTTATAACCTACAACCCTACTAATTTGGTCTACTGCTATAGCTGTTGATTTTGCTGTCATAATTTTATTTATTAATTTCTATTTTAAAATTTTCGTTTAGTGTTGTTGTGTAACCTTCCAAACTAACGCCCTCCAAAACGCCATTACTTTCTACCATATCAACTGATAATGTGATAATTCCAAAAGCTGTATGAATCCCGTCCTGTTGGTTGTTTCTGCCAAAATTTATTGAGTCGATCCGCCTGTTTCTGATTATCTTTTTATCTGTCAATCCTAAGCTTAAGTAGTTAGGATTCATTAATATATACCTAACAACCCCGATCAATTTCTGGCAGTCAATTACCGCCTGTGTATCGCCTTTTACAGAACTTGTATTTTTTGCAGAGGTGGTAACCTCAATATTAAAAACAGCCGTTCCGGCACTCTGAGAAGGATTATTATCGTTATATTCAGAATTTGAGAAATAAACAGAAATTGCAGGCAATTCTATTTTATCGTAAGGGATGAAACGCTCTTTATAAATAGTTAATTGAAATAAAGGATCGCTTGTTATATTATATTGCTCTATCAATTCACTTGTTAAAATAGCAATAATCTGATCCCGAACAATCGTATAATTTTGATCTGTTATTTCAAAATCTATTTTACTCATAATCACCCAATATCATTACAATATTTCCTAATGTTTCATCCGGCATAGCCTGATCGATCTGGTATGTCCTTTCAATTCCTGCACTATCAGTATATACAACTAATTGGTTAATTAGATTAACTTCATTATTTGCATTTCTTACAGTGTAACCGGCATCTATTAAGACACTTTCAACAACAGTACAATGGATATTCTTAGAATTAACAGGCAAACCAGTGTCCGGATCAATGCTCATATGATGCTTTGTCACCAAGCCCTTTACAGTCGTTCCCGCTGCCGCTTCATTTGGCTTAAATATCAATGTATCAGCAAAATCCCTTTGCGTAAATGCTTTTATGTCTCGCCTTGCCAATTCTAAAAGATCCATTTTTTATTTTTGCTTTAAATAACCTCTTTTTACAGCGGCTAAAATTTCATCTTTGATTTTTAAATCTTTGCCGTCTGGCTCAAAGACATAATTTTGCTCCTTTAAAAAAGTACGGTTTTTTATCTGAACGTTAAGAGCTTCAAGAACATATTGTGTTTTTTTCACCGTCTTACTTGCCTTAACTTTCTTAGTTGCTTTTTTCTTCGCCATAATAAAATATTTTAAAAATCTGAGAATTTAAAACCCTCAGATTTTAATTATTTCTAAGCTTCCACTTTCATTGTGTAAATCTGATCAACTGTTACCGGAACAGGCAAAGGAGCAGACATTACTTCAAAAATATGCGCTTTGCGCTGTGGGTC